GCCCTGTGGCCTGGCGGCGATGCAGGACTATGTCGCGCTCAACAGCGAGCAGGGCTTCCACGATCCGCTCGAGCTCGAATGGCCGACCGAGAAGCCGCCGGCGCTGGTCACGATCGACGACCGCGCCATCACCTTCACCGGCGAATGGCCGGCCATGGCCGAGCTGCTCGCCTTCAAGCCATGGAACAAGCGATGAGCGACACCGTCAGCGTGCGGCCTATCCCGGTCGCGCCGTTCGAGCGCTACGAGCGGGCCGGCCGGCGCGGTCACAAGTTCAGCGACGGCTCGATCCTGTGGGACAACGGCGAGCGCGAATATCCGACCTCCGGCAAGACCGACGAGCAGAAGCGCAACGAGGCCCGCCTGGCCGCCGGCGAGGACATCCAGCCGACCAAGCCCGGCGTCAGCAACGAGGAGGTGCGCGCCCTCGAAAGCGTCGGCTTCCTGATCGCCGATCCACAGAAGATGGCGCAGCTCCGGCGCGCCGATGCCAAGGCCAATGCCGGCAAGCCGCCGGCCGAGGAACGCGCGCTGGCGCCGTCGCACAATGAGGTGGTGTCGAACTTCCGCTCCGAGGCCAAGCGCCTGCTCGAGCGCGAGATCGACCGCCTCGAGGAGCTGAAGACGATGGCGATCGCCGGCCAGATCGAGCTGGCGATCGGCGGCGTCCCGCTGGTCGGCCGCAATCCGCCGATGCAGCTGCACGAGCTCGTGCTCGAGACCATCCGCTTGAGCGACCAGGGCAACCCCGACCAGCTGCTCGCCCAGCTGCGCAAGGTCCGCCAGTGGACCTCGTTCGGCGCGCCGCGGGTCGACGAGCTGCCCTACCCGCCGCCCGACGGCTATCCCACGGACGGCACGGCGCCCCCTCTGCCGCCGCCCGATTCGCAGCCCGGCCTCAACCCGGCCAGCCAGGCGCTGGGACCCGGCGGGCAGCCCACCGTGTACAACGCGCCGACCGATCCGCTGGCGCCGCCGCCCGTCACCGGCCCGCTCACCATCGACCAGCAGAAGGCGCAGGCCAAAGTGAAGGCGGCGAGCCGGCAGAAGAAGAAGTAGGTGCCGCGCGTATCGTTCGCGGGGCGCAAGGCCAAGTCCAAGGTCAACCTGCGGGCGCTGCCCGAGCCGCCGCAGCCCTTTCTGCCGCCCGGCCCGGCCGGCCAGGCCTTCATGGAGTCCGACGACTTCGTGCGCGGCATCCGCGGGCCGTTCGGCTCGGGCAAGTCGGTGCTGTGCGTGCACGAGATCCTGAAACGGGCGCAGGCCCAGGCGCCGCACGTCACCAAGGACCGCGCCGGCAACGTGCTGAGCCGCGTGCGCTATTCGCGCTGGGCGATCGTGCGCAACACCTTTCCCGAGCTCAAGCTCACCACCGTCAAGACGTGGCTGCGCTGGGTGCCGGAGAGCCTCGGCAGCTTCCTGTGGTCGGCGCCCTTCACCCACCACCTGCACTACCCGATGCCCGACGGCACGATCGTCGACCTCGAGGTCATCTTCCTGGCGCTCGACTCGCCAGAGGACGTCAAAAAACTTCTCTCTCTTGACCTCACGGGCGTGTGGATCAACGAGGCCCGCGAGGTGGCCAAGGAAATCATCGACGCCTGCACCGGGCGCGTCGATCGCTACCCCGATCCGGCAATGGGCGGGCCGAGCTGGACCGGCGTTATCATGGACACCAACTCGCCGGGCGAGGAGCACTGGTGGCCGATCCTCGCCGGCGACGTCGATCCGCCGGAGTGGATGAGCGACGAGGAACGCCTGCTGATGATCCGGCCGCCCGACTGGAGCTTCTTCACCCAGGCGCCGGCCATGCTCGAGACGCTCGATGGCGAGAAGCTCACCGGCTACGTCATCAATCCCGAGCGCGAAAACCCGATCCTGGGCGAGCGCTACTACACGCGCATGATCAGCGGCAAAAGCCGGACCTGGATCAGGATCTATATCCTCAACCAGTACGCCACGCTGATCTCGGGCAAGGCGGTCTACGAGAAGGAGTGGAACGACGAGCTGCACATCGCCAAGGCTCGCCTGTGGCCGATCGCCAACATCCCGATCATCATCGGCCTCGACTACGGCCGCACGCCGGCCGCCGCCTTCAAGCAGAAGGTCGGCGAGCAGATGCGCCTGGTCCACGAGCTCGTGCTGTCGGGCGTCAGCACCAAGACCTTCGGCATGGCGATCGTGCGCGAGATCGCCCGGCTCGGCTGGAAGGACTTCAAGTTCGACGTGTGGGGCGACCCGTCGGGCGATGACCTGAAGGAATCGAGCGACGACGCGCCCTCGCAGATCCTGCGCAACTGCGGCGTGCCGGCCAAGGCCGCGCCGACCAACGACCCGCTGGTGCGCATCGAGGCGACGGCCGCCCTGCTCAGTCGCATGACGATCGACGGGCCCGGCTTTCTGGTCAGCCCGCATTGCAAGAACTTCATCGCCGGCATGAGGGGCGGCTACCACTACAAGCCGATCGGCGGCCTGCGCACCGGGCAGTACGATTCGCGGCCGGCCAAGAACCGCTCGAGCCACATCCAGGACGCGGATCAATACGCCAACATCGGCGCCGGCGAATGGCGTCCCGTGATGTCGCCCCAGCAGGGTGGCCGCGTCGTCACCGTCAAGCGCGGCATCGGCCCGCTCGGCCGCATGGAGCAGCGCAACAGCCGCAACAGCCGCTTCGAGCAGATCGGCCGGCGCTGATGGAGCAGACCACGCCCGGCCTCAAGCTCAGGCCGTGGAAGCAGCCCTGGCAGGTCTGCTTCATTCCGTGCTGGCAGCACTGGACGATGAAGCCATTTCGCCACAAGCCGCCTTTCCAGCACGTCTTCCTGCTCAGGCCCTACGAAAGCCTCGACGTCTCGCGCTCGCACTGGATCTATGTCGAATGGTCCTTCATGGGCATCATCGTCCGCCTGCTCGGCACCCAGGAGGCCGCACCGCTGCACGAGATGGTGATGCGCGACGGCGCCATGCTGTTCTATCCCGGCTCGATCGTCATCCCGCCGCCGCGCATGGGCAACGGCCTGTGGCCGCTGACCTGTGTTACCTTCGTCCGCCAGGTGCTCGGCCTGCCCTTCAGTTTCAGGGTATGGACACCCGAGCAGCTGTGGCGCGAGCTCGTCGAGCGCGGCAGCAAGATCGTCCTCGATCCACGGAGGCTGTGATGTCCTTTGCCAGCTCACTCCTCGGCGGCGGTGGTGGTGGCGGCGGCGGCGGCTATGTCGCCGATCCCAATGCCAGCAAGCTCCTGGGCCAGATCCTGCAGGGCAACACCGACGAGCAGAACAAGCAGGCCGACTTCACCGGCCAGCTCAACGACCTCACCACCTTGGCCGATGCGCAGGCTAAGACCCTCGGCATCGCCGCCGCCAGCCGCACCGCGGCCGCGACCGCCGGCAACAAGTGGATCACCTCGGGCAACGGCTACCAGGGCGTGACCGGCGATTCGCGCCAGCTCGGCGGCCAGCCGTGGACCCTGGGAGCCTGACATGCCGCGCACCGACTCAGACACCAAGGATCCCGCCACCCCCCAGCCGCCGTATCCCAAGCGCACTCCGCGACGCGACGAGGCCGCTCCCGAGAAGAAGTACGAGGACACGACGACTGTCCCCAAGAAGGCGCAGGACCCACCGTTCGAGGACACCTACAAGAAGTGGCAACGGCTCGTCGAGGAGGCCAATCGTCGCCGACAACCGTGGATCCCGATGTGGCAGGCGATCTACGAGCTGCCGCAGCGCGAATCGTTCTTCGACATCGCCCCCGGCCAGCCGACCACCGACCTGATCTACGACGAGACCGCCACCGTGGGCGTGCCGCGCCTCGCGAGCCGGCTCGCCGCCGGGTTCTTCCCCGAGGGCGGCGAGCTGTTCACCCTGGCGTGGGGCGAGGAAGCGCCCGACCACCTGCGCTTCGAGCCGTCCGGCCTGCTCAAGCTCGAGCGCCTGACCAAGATGATCCACGAGGCGTGGCAGAACTCCAACCTGTCGACCGAGATTTCCGAGGGCCTGACCGACTTTGCCGTCGGCACCATGAACATGGCGCAGGAGCCGGGCAAATGGCCGGGCACGGTGATGTTCAAGACCGTGCCGCCGACCAACATCTCGATCCTGCCGGGACCGGGCGGCAGCGTCGACGGCTGGTTCCAGTGGCGCAAGAAGCAGCCGCTCGAGGGTGTCTACAACGAGTTCAGGAAGCGCGGCACCTTCCCCGACAAGTTCATGAAGGACCTCAAGGCCGATCCGCGCCGCGAGCTCCAGGTCAACACCGCGGTGTGGCGCGAGGACGACGACGAGGGCGAGAAGTGGAAGGCCTGCGCCGTGCTGTCGGAGTACTCCTGCGCCATCTATGAGCGCGTGCTGGAAGGCGAGGGCAGCTGCCCGTGGTCGACCACCCGGTGGTCCCGCGTCGGCCTCGACGTGTGGGGCCGGGGCTGCGTCATGCTGGTGATGCCCGCCATCAAGACCTGCAACCTCACCGTCCAGCTGATCCTCGAGAATGCCGAGCTCGCCCTGGGCGGCGTCTGGGTCTACGACGACGACGGCGTCTTCAACCCCGACAACGTGGTGCTGGCGCCCGGCACCTTCATCCCCAAGTCCAAGGAAGGCAAGATCGAGCCACTGCAGTCGTCGGCCCAGTTCGACGTCGCCCAGCTGGTGCTTACCGACCAGCGCACCAACATCAAGAAGGGCCTGTTCATCGACGAGATGGACTCGCCCGGCAAGACCCCCTACTCGGCCTTCGAGATCCAGAACCGGCTGGCCGAGATCGCCCGCGACCTCTCGGCGCCGGGCAACCGGCTGGTCCACGAGTGCCTGATCCAGCAGGTCAACCGCACCATCCACATCTTCGAGGAGCAGGGCGTGCTCGACGCCGCCGACATGCGGGTCGACGGCAAGCGCATCCGCCTCACGCCGAAGTCGCCGCTGCTGCGCGGCCAGGACCAGATCGAGCTCAACGAGCTGATGCAGTGGGGCGGCCAGATCAACGCGCTGTTCGGCCAGGGCACCGCGGCCGTGCTGCTCAACCGCAAGACCGCCATCCCCTACATCAGCCGGCGCAACGGCGTGCCGATGTCGCTGGTCCGCTCCGACGAGGAGATCCAGGCCGAGCTCCTGAAGGCCAAGACCGGCGCGCTCGCCCAGCAGACCGCCGAGAACCAGGTCGCCAGCGCCACCGGCGCGCCGCCGGCACCGGGCGGCTCGGCCGCCTCCGACCTGATGGATGCAGCGGCGACCGGCGCCGCCTCGCCGTGAGGGAACCGCGCGAGGCCCGGCCGATCGCCACCCGCGAGGCGACGACCAAGGGCATCGACGGCCGGATCTACCACAAGCATGTCGAGGCCGAGCTCAACAT